AAAGTAGTACCAGATAATGTTCCCTTAATGAAAACTTCTTTATTCGCGGTTAAAGTCATACTCTAGGTAGTAGTAACGGTAAAATTAATTTCTGCATATACACTAGCACTAGTAGCATTTGCTTTACATGCAGCAGAAAGATATAGAATTGGATAAGAAATATCAAAGGCACTACCCGATTTTAAATGCTGATATAGACCACTACTATTACCAACAATAATATTTGCTGCAACGAGTGCTGTAGTATTCGCTTTTATACCACCGCTGTATTGCATTTGAGTAGCATTTGTGGTGGTTGTATCTCGATTGGCAACATACCACCAGCCCTCATAAGTGTTTCCATTTGACAATTTTAATGCTTTATGATAAATTAAATGCAACTAAGCATTCTGTCCTTTATGAGTCGTAAAAGGTGTGGTGGACTCAAAATATACATTTTTTGCTCCAGTAGTGCCACCGCCAGCAAGAGTTAAGTTTAATGTTGCGCCAGCCGAAGTACCAGCAAAAGGCATATACAAAATAATTTGTTTTCCGTCATAAAGTTCACTATCAGTAGAAACGCCAGTCCAAGTATTACTCGCTGCAGTCCATGTACCACGAATATATTCAATACCATGTGAATCCTAATAGCTCATAGTTCGCCATGTTGGTGCTGCCGCGGCAGTGCCATTTGTGGGTCCAATTAAAACTGCATGAGGGTCTACTGTTGTACTACCAGTACCGCCATGCACGATTCCTAATGTTCCTGAGACGGGAATTGCTTCCTGGCTGGCGCTACCATCAAATGTTACTGCAGTAGTAGAGCTAAGGTCAACTTTAAGATTTACGGCAGTTGCTAGTTGAGTGGCAGTATCTGCGTTTCCGGTTAAATTACCTGTAAAAGTAGTAGCATAAATATTAGCCCATTTATAATTAGTCGAACCTAAAGTATATGTATTATCAATCCTAGGAATAATTGAGTGCCATAAATTTGAAGAAATAATTGAAGCAGCAGAAGGGTTTTCAGTATATGCATAACTAGATACAGTTGTGTAATCAGATTGATCAGAAGTAATTTCTGTTAATGTAATACTAGAAGCACTACAGTATATAGTAACGGTGGCACTTCCTGAACTCACCCCTGCAACTTTAATATAATATACATCATTATTTGCTGTGGGCTAATAAAAACCTTTAAAATTATTTCCATTATATCCCGTACCTTTTATAAGAAATTTACGTTCGCGACTGTATACTTCGACTTTTGTTGCTCCTTGATGATTGCCATAATTTGTATGAATACCGAACTACATCATTGGACCATAATATACTAGTCCAGTAGAAATTTTAATATAATGATCTGTATTACCATTAATGGTAATTGAAGCAGAACCCTTATATAAAAAATCACCATTATATACATGCGATCCATCTACTGTATCAGAATTTTCAGCGTTTGTCGCTGTTGAAGCATTACCACTATAATTTGTAGCACTTAATGTTCCAGTTCCAATAGATATTGTATTAGTAGAAGGATTATATTTAAAATCATTATCATAGACTGGTCGTCCAGTAATTCCATTATAAGAGAACCAAATTGGACGTGCAACATTATCCGATCCAGCACTAATACCACTGTATGTAAATCCATTTGAACTTTTAAAATCAAATGTACCATAAAAATTACGTTCGACGGTAGCAGTAGAGGTGCTACCTATTTCTAATGTTCCTCCATAGTACTGTAAATTAAGTGTAGAAGCAGTATTGCTACTATTATAAGCTTGAATGCCGCTAGACCCTAAACTTAATTTATTTGATGAAGAGCCCTAGATAGTAAATTTTCTATCTGCTGTTGTAGTATTTGCAGTGCCAAGATTGAAATGAACTTGGCCATTATAATTTGCATTACCTAATTCGTCCCACTAAGCTGCTATTGATTCGGTGCCATCACCCTATGTTGCAATTAACTATAAATAATTATTAGTTGAGCTATTAGTACCTTTATATAATAATTTATAACCATTCTTTCCTAAATTAGTCGCCACGGCGGTACCATGTCCTACCTACCATAGATAAATATCTAAATTATTTGCTAAAGCTGTAATTAATGGTTCAGTACTAGCAGTACTATAATAGCGACGAATATTGCCTGTCATAATACCACCGGAAAGTGGTAAATACCCGCCAGTAACAGCTGGGGCTGCGCCAACTTCACTCGCAGTATATGATGGTTTCGATGCTGCCTTAGCCCAAGCGGGAACCGTTGGATCGGTTTCACTCGTTAAATAACCCGCATCATTTGTAAATGAACTTACATCTGTAGGTCTGCCAGAGACATTACTCCATGCTACGCCACCTGCGGAACCGCTTATATTAATGCCCCAAGTACCGGATGCACCTACCCCTGTTTTGGTTGGATAATCGGAAGTAATATTAACGTCCGTTTTAGTAACATCAATATTAGTAGGTAAAGTAGTAATCCATTCTATATTCCAACCTGTAGTCCATTTAGAAAGAGTTGTACCAGAATGACCTAAAATAATATTTCTAATTAATACTTTTGGATACGACCAACTAGTATCTGTTTCTCCAATAATAATACAACACTTAGACCCATCATGTCCAAATCGAACAGCTAAATTACTTTTGTCGCCAAATCCTGAACATTGAGCTGAACAGTTGGTCCAATACCCGCCACCATCAGTATGATTATATCCTCCAACAGTATAAGTAATAGCATTGTTATTATTATAATTATAAATATCAATTTTCATGAACATCATAGTAGCTGTCCACGATACCGGTAATGTAATCTTGATAGCTCCTTTTTTTGTTCCACTTGCACTTGCAAAATACTTATCGGGAGTTAGTATATAGTTATCTTTAGATAATGGTCCAGTCAATGTTCCACCACTTAGCGGTAAATACCCTCCATCAACTGCAGGCGCAGCCCCAATTTCTGCTAAACTCCAACTCACACTGCTGCTGCCATCAACTGATTGACCTTTATTTCCAATAGTAAGGGTTTGTGCGGTTGTCCATTTTCCTGCGGAAGTTGCTGTACCAGCGCTATCTGCATATCCTGCATCAATTTTTTCCCAATCGGAACTGAGCCAAGTATCTGCAGTACTTTTTCTAAGAATACGGATATATTTATCTGCATATCCCCAAGCTAATACAGTACCATACGTATTATTAGCGTTTCCTTTTGAAAAGATCATTGTTTTTTCTGAGCCACTATTATTATATGCAGCAAGAATGCTTAATTTTGGTACATTAGCTGTATTTTCCCACCACGTTTTTACCGTTTCTGATGGTGAATTTTTTCCTAATGCAGTTACATTTCCTTTATATGCTACGGCATAGTCAGTATAATTATTACTATCTAATAACTTTTTCCAACCGCCAGACAATGTTGTCCCCGTTCTCCAATAAATCCCAGAACCAGTATTAGACGCGGTTAATATCTAACCGTACCATCCAGTAGCAGTTTTATATGACAAAACTCCAAAAGCATCTACATCCGTAGGCTTATCTCCAATCTCACTATGGCCTCCTGGAACTGCAGCATAAATTAAGTCAGTGGTATGCGTAAAAGTACTTAACGAAGTAATAGTTGTTTGCTATAATCTACTTGCTGATGTAGCATTACCAGTTAAATCTCCATCAAATGTAGTAGCATAAATAGCATGCCATTTATTACCACTAGTTCCAATAGTATAATTTGAATCAGCTTTTGGCACAAAATTACCCGACGTATCAAATCGTGCTAATTCATGACTAGTATCTGCTCCGCCGTGAGTAAAAATTATTGAAGCATTCGTTGGTTTATTTAAATATAATGTAGAGCCAGAATTAACTGTAAGTGCGGTACCACCATCTCCTGTTAAATTACCTGTAAAAGTAGTGGCATACACATTTGCCCATTTATTATCTGATGCTCCTAAATTCTATGTATTGTTATGTGCTGTTTCTGCTTTTATTGGTATTACATGTCCCGCAGCAGTAACTTGTATACCAGTTCTATTGGCAATCGTATCGCCGCCAGCTTCTATATTAATAGCTCCGTCCGAAGTTAAATATAGAACTTCATTTCCAGGTGTTACAGACATATTTGCAGCAGATTCACCAGCGCCTATTATTACTACACCGCCACCACCAATTTTGATACCATTACCATTGGCATCACTGGTATTATCAAGGAAAGTAATCATGGGTTTTTTAGCCTTAGTGCCCTAATAATAAATAGCCTTTGTTCCTGAATTACCTAATAATAAATTCCCTACTACATGTAATGATTCTGATGGAGAAGTAGTACCCATACCAATTTTTCTATCCGCTGCCATAAATAAAGCCGTACTTAGCGTTCCACCATTATTAGCAGACCAATTTGTACCATTACCTATATATAATGTGCCATTCGCTGCTTCTAATATAACAGGCTTATTTGCACCACCGCTATCCTAATTACCCATAAGAATAAATTTTGCACCAGAAGTACTAGTAATTTTTAATGCAGTCCCCGGTACGGTCAAATTATTTGAATTATCAATACTAACTCCACTTTTCTTAATAATTCTTCCTGTTTCGCCATCAAATTTAGCGATAGTGTTATCTGTTACACTAGTAGAAGAATTAATTACCGCTCCATCTTCATTGGTTTCAACGGCAGTCCAATGTGCGGCATTTTCTACCGTACCATTAGTAACACAGATAATTAAAGTGCCAACTTCACAATATCTTCCATTTGAATCAACAATTGGATAAGTTCCTGCAGTACCTACACGATAAGTATCACCAGCATTATGAGAATCTGGCAAGTTGTCAGGATCATTTATTACGCCCTTAAAAATCATTGCACTCGCTGCGGCGAGTAAGCCATTGACTATAGTATTTGTAGCATAGGTTGCACTAATATCTGGTATATCTGATGCCTCTAGACTATCTTTATAAGCTAAATTCTTTAACGCATCTCCAGCTGCAAATTTACTTCCATCCCAATATATTGGTGTTGTTGTAGTGCCAATTGCAGTCGTACCTATTGCAGACTTAAGAGCATTCGCGGGAGAAATAGCACGAAGCCGATATTCGCCGGAAACAGTGGAATCCCAGCTGCCTAACCAGCTAGTAGAACTCATACCAGAAGTAGAATAACCAAATTTAGTAGCTGTACCATTATTATAATCTTGTGTACTTAAAATACTCCATAAATTATTCCATCTATATGAATTAATTCGTGAAGTATTAATATCTGTTCGCGGAGCTACTGTATTACTTGATTGAGTATGCTCTTCATACCATGTCGTAACACTAACACTTTGGCCGCCATTTGATGTTACCCAGTATTTAGCATTTCCACCTCTAAGCCATATAACCAAACCAAAAGTTGTATCTTGAATATCTGCTACCATTGTACAATATGATTGAGATAAATCAAATATAGTATTTAATTTAGCAATTCCAATTTGATGGTTGCCGCCCCATGCAGTGTCACCATTTGATAAAATGGTTAATGTAAGTCCTCCTTTGTGGGAAGCTGTATTCCAAGTATCGGGAGCTTGTTCTGAATATCCACGTGAAATGTTTAATAAAGTCCAAGCATTATGTGATGTATGCCCAGTTATTAAAGTAGGATAATATGTATTTGCTTCGCCTTCTACAATAAAAGATTTTGCGCCATAATTACTCTAACTATTTGCAGCATTACTAGCATTAGTTGCAAAAGGAATCGTTAAATCTGCATTAGTGCCATTTGTATTTACTCTTAAGTAATTTCCATTAATAGTTGTGGCTCGTACCCCGCTATTTGAAAACGTTGTTCCGGTGAGGCTAATACCATCACTTCCAGAATAAGTTGTATCAGTAAATTTAGCATTCGCAGGTACAGATTGTTCAATTGTATAAGATAAAGTTTTAATAACTCCCGCATCTACATAAACAGGGGTAGTTGCTCCACCCACACTTCCGGTCGTATTGCCAGTATTTGGAATAATATTTCCTAAATTATAAAGTTTCTTATTTTCTATAGCAAAATCTGCACTTATCCCGTTATCAGCATTACCGCTAGAGCTAAAAGACATAATATCGTTAGTAGCATTTTTATACCAGATACCATACTTTGGATAGGTTGCGTTAAAACTAAATAATGCTTTTCCAGAAGATGTATTGCTACCAAAATAAATTGACCCGGGTACAGTTAAATTATTATTAGTATCTGTAGTTAATCCGCTATTACCAATCGTATTTGCTTCAGTAAATTTGGTTATATAATTCGCAGTACCACTACCAGTAATATTATTCGCAATTGAAGGAGTAACTGTTACTGTCTAAGCTGTGCCACCTAAAGGAGTCACTTTAAAACTATTTGTACCATTTTCAAATGTATATGTAGTATTATTATCCTGCTATGTAAAATTAAAAGTAGACCCGTTCGAACGCGTCGCAGTAAATGTGGTACCACTACTTCTAGTAATGTTAACTATTGGGGCACTATTATCACCCTATGGCGCAGTAAAGTCATTAGCTGCGGTATATCCATTTGGTAAAGTGGTACCGTCTGTAAAAGCTGTATATGCAGTCACAGTTGAACTTAAAATAGGAATATAAGAACAATGCCAAGTCTCCGCGGTGCCAGATGCAATAGAGTGAGCTTCATCGTATAATTCAATATAAGCTGTTCCATTTGATGAAACGACTCCGCGAATATGCACTGCACTATAATTGGTAGTTCCTAATGTATTAATAAAACATTTACTAGCGTGAGAGGTAGTAATTAAAAAGGTAGCGTTGCATACCACATTGCTACGAGTACATGAAACACTTAAAATACCGCTACTTCCTTCTACTGCTACTGTAGGCGTAATTAAACAAATACGGCTCCATTTTTGTCCATGTGTAACAGCATCCCACTCATAACCTTTTTCACTATCTCTTAATAAATAGACTTTATTATCGGGAGTTTTTATTTCACTAATATATCCATCAGCCATTCAGGCCACCTCCTTCTCAACTCCAAGTTAATGAGGGAGCTGTACCATTTGATATTGTTAATATTTCATTTGAAACTGAAAAAGTAACGGGAGTTGTTCCAGCAGCAAATGTTAAAGTATTCCATTTTGGGCCATTTTCACCGTTAGAACGCAATACCTAATTTGCAGTACCGGCACCAAGATTTGCTAAAGCATTAGTAGCACTAGCATATACAATTCCACCTTTAGTCCAACTGGTTTTACCAGTGCCGCCAAGTCCTACCCCAATTGCAGTAGTAATAGCGGTAATTTCACCATCTGCTTTTACATATACCGGAGTTCCTGTACCTCCAACTACGTTTGTTGTACTGGCAGCAACTAAATATTGTGTTCCAGCATAAGCAGGTAGATATACAGTTCTATTTGCGGCAGGTAAATCACCCTCATGCTATATCTAAGAATAACTGGCTTTATTGCCATAAATTCTAATAGCACCATATTTATTTCCTGCAGTTCCAGTAGAAGTACCATTACCTAATTGTAAAATACTATATCCAGCCGCGCTTGCAGTACCCTGCAAAGTAGTATATTGAATTCCATCATTAAAGATACTCCCTTGAGTTGCAGTAGCCGTTGCTGTAGTAGCTAAGAGGCGATAGGATGTTGCAGTAGTAGGATTAGTTAAGGTCTATGTTACTTTCGTATCACTCACCGCAGGTATTTTAACAGTAGTAGTTGATATTCCAGTTACGTGTCCTGCCGCATCAATGCCAACGACTGGTATATTAAATGTTGCTCCATATCCAGGCGTCTAAGCGCTATTAGGGCCATCATTTGTAATAGATTCTGGAACAAAGTGCCCTATTGTCAAGGTGTCACTGCCTGCTGTACTACTGTTAGAAGCCGCAGTTTGTATCCATTTATTACCAGCATTAACTGTTATAGTTTCATTATATGTTTTAGCTTCTGCAGTTGCAGTATTTGCTTCAATAGCATCAGTACTTGCAGAAGCTTCGCCAGAAGTAATTTTTCCATATCCGGGGTCACGGCTATTAGTAGACGTAAAGGTGACATTACCATTAGCATCACTAGTAATAGTCATATTGCTACCTGGTACTAGTTTAACACCACTACGGTATGTACTATTTTCTACTAATAATAAATGTGTATTTCCAGTAGTAGTTGCCGCATTGGCAGTACCACTAGCCGCTCCAGCACGTAAATATGCACTGTGATGAGTATCAGTAAAGACGGCGTTAGAAGGGACGCTCTTTGCAATCGTAAAACCACTATCTTTAATAACGCGTCCAGTCCCGCCATCAAATACTGCAACATGTGCATCAGTTGAAGAAGTTGGCCCCGTTACGGTACCTTCTGCGTTGCCTTGTACAGTAGCCCAATTGGCCTTTATTGTTGCTACATTTGAAGAAGTAGCTGCGACAGTACTATCGGTAATACAAATTAAAATATCTCCTGCATCAAGAGAAATACCATTGACAAAACCAGCAGTAGAAATTTTATATGTATCTCCGCGCTCTGCAGCGGGTGTGTACACAGTATTTGCTGCAGTGCTGCCTCCATCTATTACTCCTTTAAACACCATTGCATCTTTAGCGGCAACAAGTCCACCTATATCTACATCAAATTTAGTAGTTCCATCACGTCGTGTAAAAGTTAATTTGCTACCACTAAATGATGCATCACCAATAGCGGTTTCGTCTTTCAAGTTATATGGAGTACTTCCTGAAGGAAGCTAAATTTTAGAAATATCTGCCATATTGTTTCACTTCCTATTAATTACGATTTAATACCAGAACTTCACCAGTTACTGTATCATTACAATTTAATTTATTATTCCAAAAAATGCGTTCTGCATTTGTAATATGTCGTATATTATCATTAATATGTTCATTAAGTTCATTACGAATGGCATTCGCAACATCATCTCCAATGAACGGTAAATCAACGACATATGCCAAACCATCACTAATTTTGATGCCTGGGACTGTAATAGTATTTTCATTTTTATCTGTATATGTCCCATGGTCAGTATAAATACATATTGTCCCTTCCGGCGCTATATAAGATGAATGAGCATCCCATTCTGCAGTTGACCCAATCATAATATTCTTTCCAGTAATATCTCCTACTATTTCCCAATTTGCACCAGTATAAATAAAAGTATAGATATTGTCCTCAGAAAGTGTATTTGCATTAATAGCTATCCCATTATAATATATAGGTTTCGCCCCAGTATTATTTACATTTAAAGTTGCATTCGCGCCAACAGTGCTTACTTTTAAATTAATATATACTCCTGCAGCAAGTTCAAAATTACTAATACCTGCTGTTAAAGCTGTACTAGTACCACCGGCGGTGGCAAACAGTTTTGGTTCTATTAGATGAGTACTGTTGTCATTAAGCTATACCGCATGTATATATCCCATTAATCACCACCACCGATGTTGTCAGGTACAACGACTGTCTTATTATTAATGGTAATTGAGGGAAGAGTACCCACATTAGTTACATTTGGTACCGTTCTTGCGGTATAAGCGAGCGTAGGTACGGTGCTATTTGTAAGACGTAACACACCCTGGTTCACTGTCGCATCAGAAGCACTACCTTCATCCCAATTAGTAATATCATCTGCATCAATTGCGTCTCCTAGAGTTGGAAGAGTGCCTGCACTCCATGCGCTAGCGCTACCTACAACATCAGTGCTAGATTTTAATGCATAGCTTCCTTCATCGCCGAGTAAAATCCACTAAGAAGCTGCAGCGATATTTCCTTTAGAATATACATATTCCTAATCGCCAACTAGCAATACGTCACCAGAATCGTAATTATTAAAACTATCCGTACTATTTGGTACAATGGGCTTTCCCGAGTTATCAGAATTAGGAGTTTCACCCCGAAAATGCATGGCACCGGTTAAGCCGCTCAAACCTGCTGTTTTTGTAAGAACATAATCTTTAGTAGCTACGGCCAATGCAGCAGAAGCATCAGTAGTACTTTCCGACATTAGTACTTCTCCTGTAAAAGTTCCGCCGCTTTTTGGCATTGCATCGTCAGCCTTCTATCCTTGTGCGGCAGTAGCATATGCAGTAGAATTAGTATATGCGGCAGAACCCAATCCGGCAACCGCTACTTCTTCACCTGCGATTTTAATCGTGCCATTAGTGCTGCCTGTTTCTACTTTAATACTATGATTAGCATACCAAACAGTACCATTTCCTGTCTATGATAGAGTAAAGGCAATTACATCATCTGCTGAGCAGACGCAATTTCCTACTACGGGGAAAGCATTGGTACCGCCAATTTTTAATGTAACACCAGTAGTAACCGAATTGCCATTTTCAAATCTAACTTGTACAGTAATACCGTGCATCACGGCATCAAAATCTGGTAATGTTACTGTTTTCGCAGTTTCTGTAGCCCCGGTGGCACAGACGCCATATAGTGTTGAACCTACTAGTATCTAATCGCCAGTGGCGCCTATCTATACTTTACCAATATAACTTGCCATTTATTATTCCTCCTTAGTAACATCAGTTACTACTGTTTTCTTTTCCCAAAGTAATTCAGGCAATAAACCATTATTTACTTTAAATACATTATTCTCTACAGAAGCTTGTGTAGTTACTCCTGGTAGCCAACTGACTAGGCTACCAATTGTCGTCTGCGATACATTAAAATTAAAATTAGATAACTACGTATATCCACTTGCAGGTGAATAATGATATATTCTATTTGTTGATAAATCTACATATAATTTATCATCTGAACCTGGAGAAGGAAATGCTGCAAAATTTGCGGCTTTAACAATCTCCGTCTCGTTTCCATTCAGGGTACCAGCATCAATGAAAGGAAGATCTACAACATTAGTATTCCCATCACCGACCTTTAAACGAGAAAAAGGGTGAGTTGCGTCTGCAGTATAGACGATCAACTCACCCGCAAGCGGTACGAAACCCGCAGACCCGTCCCTAGGACCGGCCTTATTCCAATTGGCTTCGGTATCGCTTTTCAACCGAATTCTCGTCTTTATAGTGTTATTTGAAGTTGCCATATAAAGACCTCCTTGCTATCATTCCAAGCAAGTGCGTTAAATAACCTCAGTGCTGCTGCCGCAGTCGAGAGTTATGTATGTATCAGTAGTTTGTTTAAGATCTTTTACATCACCGCTAACTGATATTTTTTCTAATTCTAATTTTTTATTTACTTGAGATACTTCAGATGTCCCGCCCTAATCATTTGGAACAACCGCGCCTTCAAGCACATTAAGATTGAGTGCTGCCTAATCTATTGTAATTTTAACTTGTTTTTGTGCATTAGGCACCCACTCAATACCATTAATAAAAATCTATTCAATTCTATTAATATGTTCAGTATGTGGATCAGATGTAATTGATACAACTTTATTTTCATTTGGGGTAACTTCTACTCCATCGAAAATTATTTTTTCTATTGTATTAACCTAAGCACCAGTATCTATGCTTGCAAGTTTATTTTGAGAATTTGCATCAAATTCAGATATTAATAAATTAACGGAATTTGGCTATTGCTCAACTGTAGCTGGTAATACTTCACTACCATTTAATAATATATGTTCAATGACATTAGCCTATGCGCCATTCTCTATTTTATTTAATTTATCTACTTGTTCTTGTGTTATAGTAACTAGCTATAGGTTAATTGATTTAGCAATACCGCCAACTGATGTTGGCGTAATTTCATTTGAATTTAAGAAAATATGTTCTATAATATTTTCCTAAGCATTATTTTCAATGTCAGCTAATTTATTTTTATCTTCATCAGTATAATCATTACTACTTAATTTTTTCCCTTCCTATTTATCTACCTTATCGCTTAAACTTTCTTGTAAATTATCAATTTTACTAATTGATATTCCAGCATCTTCTGATATGTCACTATTAACGATGCTCCCTTTTATTGCATAACTTCCTTCATCACCCAATAGTCGCCATGCAGATCCAGTCCAGACAAATTCTTGAGCATTATTAGCTAATACAACATCACCTGGTTGAGCATTATTAAAATTATAATTTTGAATTTGTGGATCAACATGTGAATTATGAGTTATAGTAACGCTTGCTTCTCCAATATAATGCATTGCACCAGTTAAACCTGCCGTTGCATTATTAATATAATTAACTACAGCACCAGCAGTTGGAAGATCGTTGCTATTAGCGTTTGTAAGATTATTAGAAATTAATTTAGTAGTAATATTACCATTATTATCACCAACCAATACTTCATCCGGTTCTACCTTAGTTAAACCCGTACCGCCTTGTGAAGTAGACAGTGTCCCGGATGTAATATCAGAAGCAGAAATTCCACGTTTAGTTACGCTGATTTTACCTTTTTCTTCTGATACACTTGTAACAAATTGATTTGCAACTTCTGTATCAGCAACATTTAAACGATTTAGATATGTTGTGACGCCTTCATATATAAAAGACATTAGTGGATATTCAATGTTACCTAAATTACCTTGTTCTCCATTAGCAAATTTTTCTAAATCATTTAGACGTTTTAATATAGCACTTAAATCAATACTACTAGTAGTGCTAACCCAATCATCTTGCTCTTCATCGAAATATTGTAGAACATATTTGTTTGTAGAATTATCATATATTATACGATAAGAACTACCACTTATCGCCGCAGAGCCACTGCCTCCATACTATTCTACAAAGGCTTGAAGTCCTTGAATTTCATTAGCAGTATAAGTAGGTTTTGAGGAAGATTTTGCCCAGTTATAAACATCAGCCGAAACAGCTTGAACCCAAGGTAATTCATCAAAATAATGAGTTCCGTCACCTACTTTTAATCCAATTGCAGGAGGGGTATTTTCTGGAAGAGTATCGGTATTCCCTAAGCTCCGTCTATTTATGGCGGCAACTGCCATCTCACCTTGTTTTAGGATGACATCACTATTCATCCAATTGTTATAGGTATCATATCTTAGTAATATCCGCGTTTCTAAGATATTTTCCGCCATACTTATTCACCTCCTATTATGCTGTGCCTCCATATATCACTAGTACGTCGCCTGTTGGCACATACAACTTGGAGGTTGAAACTTGATTAAAAGTCATAAAACCAGTATTATCAACTACTATATAATCCTTATCCTTCATTACCTAGCCTTCATTATCCAATGGTGCAGACTTCACACCACCAAGCCGTGCATTAGTTGCTACTTCTAGTGTAAATCCACCGCTTCCACCATCGCCTGTGCTGCCTACCATATCCCAAGCGCCATTGATAACCATATATTCTTCATAATGGTCTCCACTGCTTGCTAACACCATATATAAAGTATTCGGGTCCGCATCTGCAGCATTGGGCAATGATTCTACAACTTCACGATGTAAATGGCCTGCAGCCGCAATAGCATCATCAACATACTTTTTATTAGGCACATCGGTGTCATTGACAGGTGGCTCAGTTACTATTAATTGCGTAATTGCTTCGCCTGCAGCGGCTTCAAGTGCATGAATTTTATTCATAAATTCATCGCTAAAAGTTAAGCTGCCATCAGTTAGCGTTTTAAAGTAAGAAGCATTAAGTTTGTTTAGGTAAGGTAGATGCGCCCAATCACGAACGCCGTCTCCTACCTTTATTAAAAAAGTATCGGACTCAAGCCCGTACTCACCAGCGGCAAGTACGGGATTTCTTGTAGTCCAATCGGCGGCTTCGTCATGCCTAATTTGAAGCGTAACTTTTACTGTATTAGTTGCCATTAGGCTTCGCCTCCATTTACAATTGTTTCTGCAATTAACATTGCATTGACTGGAATATATTCATTATCCCAATAATATAAGATTTTCTCATTAAGATCAAAATATAACATATCCTGCGTTCCTTGAGAAGGAAATTTCTCAAAGGTATCAAAAAGAATTTGTTTCCTATTGCTTTCAAGATATGAGCCAAAATTGGCATAAAATTCAGTTCTCGTTCCTTTATATCCACTACTTGCGGCTAAAGCAAATAACCAGTCGCCCATAATTGTCAATTCTTGCATAGACCAAGGATAAATTGATTCTATAGCGGATATGTCTGGAAAAGGTGGCATCGCTGTACCACTATCATTATTATTGCCCCAGGGATATACCATTGCAATCCCTCCGGCGCGAGGGTGCAATGGCATGATACTTGAATCGTATTCTAATAACAAATCTCTGGTTCTATGTCTTGTATCTATATACATTACGAAAATTCACGCACTTCACAAATGGGAAGACTAAATGCGGCGTAATAAGAATTAATAGCCTCGCCGTTTACCGGAATAACAGATTCATCTTCATATTCCGGATTATGATATACTTTTACGTCCCAAGCATAAGAATTGCTTGGCTCTAATTTTACTGTATCTTTATGAGTAAAATTAACTGTAAAACCATTATCTTCCTTTGTGCATAATTTCTAAAATATTACTTCCTTATGTAAAGGGTCATATATAGAGAAGACCGCGACATCTTCTGACTCTGTCCCAGGAAGTACAGGAAGAGTAAATGTACCCGTATCGCCGCGTGGTATAATTAGGCGCCGCTAAACTACTCTAATCATTATATTATACCTTAGTCATCGTAACGATAATAACGAGGATTATGCCGTTCATATTCATAACGATATTCATAATCGTCATCATCATCGTAATTATAGTTTGCATAGTTACCAGCACCACGGCGACGATACTGATAATCACTATTATTTAATTCGCGGATTTTTTTAGCATACTTTGACTTTAATTTATCCTGCTGTTGGAGAATGAAGTTCATATCGTAGCCGCTATTTTCAAGTGCCATAAGTTTCTCTTCAGCATGTTCTATTTCTTTCTCAACATGGTCAATTAGATAGTCAAGCTTTCTTGCGGCTTCGCGCTCATTTGCTTGCTCTAAACGCTGAGACATATCAGTCAAATATTGCTTAGTATCTTTCTCATAATCAATCCATTTTTTGAAGCCATCATGCACTGCGGTACGTTTAGTGTTAGTATCTACTTCATACCGAGTGTGAGAATACCAATTTTGAGGAATAACATTAGCATAATTCATGTTATTATAAGCAAAATTACTATTATTGGACATTCCCTTGTTTTGATTATTAGAATTGTTATTCATGTTATTATTAGGATTATTATTCATTCCCGTTGTAAAAGCCATCATATTAGGCTGAACAAGCTGATTATATTCGCGCATGTACATATCCTTTGCTTTACGATATGTCAAAAGTTCGCAAAGCATCTAATACTCATGACATTTCTAATATCCGGGTAAATTCAAAAAGCCATAATAATCAGCAAGTTGTTCATGCATCTCTACGCCTTGCTTCATCCTGTTAATCAATTCGGAGTAGAGAGCTTGTAGTTCTTGATTATTCTGAGCCATAAACTATCCCTCCATTAAATAAGCTTAGAGACCACTATATTTATATGAGCTTCTGTTACATCAACTTCACTTGGATTAATAACCCCAACAGTTACTGCGGCAGAAGTCCAATTACAAGGACAATCACTTTCTTCTACAACAATTAACGTTTCAAATGCGCCAGAAGCAGAGCCAGCAGCTGCAAGAGTTGTAGTGCTAATTGCTTGCGCAAGAGGCACCCCATTACGAGTAAGCTGAATTGAATAATCCCCTGCGTCAGCCAAAGTTGCAAATCCATCTACATGAACCAAATAAATACCACGTTTGGTTAAAGCTACGCCACCAGCGCCAGCAACTACGGCGCTATTACCTTTAAGAAATACAACATTATTCAATGGATAAGTGCCGCCCGCGGCGACGTCCACGCCGTCACTATAAATCTGTACCATGCCAATTCCCTCCTATAAATAAAAAAATGGCACCTATTCACATAGGTGCCTCTTCTGATTAAACTAGACACACTAAATGTGTTCGGATGTTTAATATTAAATATTCATGCAGTTACCACCGCAAAAAGGGCTATTACCAGCATTATACGTCCATCCATTTGGGTACCTTACTACCCCATTTAATGCGTTCTGTAGTTGTAGCTGGTTGATTTGGTTCTGCATATCAGCCATACGATTGCCAGTAATAGAGTCAATGATTTTCTGAACGCCTGCATTGGTGGTTTGATTAATAGATGCGGTATTCATAGCATTTTCATAACGTGCTTGAGCAAGACCCGCATTAACACTATTGAAACCATCCATGAGCGCCATTTTTGTTGAGCAGCAGCAATCATTCTGATTTGCAAGTAAGGTCATCTGATTGGTACGAACGTCACCAATCTGTGCTGTTAAAGCAGCCTGAATGTCTTTTTCAACATTAATGTTGTCATACTTGGCCTGATTGGTAGCTGCTACAGCCTGAGCTGCACCAGAAGTAATAGCTGCCATCAAGTCACGATTCTGAGACTGAAGGTCATTAAAGTTGAAGCCATTCTGTACAAAGTCTTGTGTGGCATATTGTGGCTGATATCCACCACGATTACCACCAAATCCACCGCCCCAACCGCCATTAAACATAGCGATTATTGCGAAGAGCCAGATGAGACCGCCCCAGCCATTTCCATCGCCGAAGCCGCCGTTGTTGTTGCCGCTAAGAAGAGCAACATCAGAAGCAGATAAACCGTTTTCACCCATAGTAATCGACCTCTTTTTAAAAATATTGAGAAGTATAAACTTCTCTTATCATGGAAAAAGTGAAAGGGCTAACGCGCATTTTAGACATTTTATTTCAGGGCTATAAAAAAAAGAAGCGCGAATTTTTAATTCGCGCTTTATATTAGAAATTGAGTGTTAAGGTGATATCAATTTTATCATTAGATAGATATTCACTTATAGATGTCATATGAGCAGAAATATTCTGTAGGTCATAAATCAAATTGTCTTCATGCATAATCTGCAAAGAAGTGATTTCTTCCAAACCGAGAGCCTGCAATCCACTGATATTATCTGTTACAATTTGGCAACTGCAATTGCCTGACATTACAGAGTCATTAAAGTTAGTGTACTTGTTGAAAGAGAGTAGCTGGCACTGAAAATCATTCAATTTAAGGTAATTCATACTTATCCCTCCGAAAGTTGTTTAATAAGGTTATTTAAGTCTATTCCTCGTTCCTAGGCCATCTGCTGCGCAATACTTTGCAAATTACCAGAACGAACTGCTTGTATTAATGCGGGATTTTGGCCCAGAATACGCATTAAATACTCCTATGGGTTCGCGCTCATTCGCATAGAACTCATTATACTTTTTGTTTGCTGAATTGCATTATTCAGCTACGGTTGCTGTGCCGGTTGTTGGCTGGCTCCGTTTCGCATTTGACTTATTAGATTTGGCATTTATCCATTCCTCCACCGCGGCAAGACGTGCCGCCAAATCATTAGTATCTACTGGCGCTGGTTCCTAATGTAATTTAATGTCAAAGCCTTGGATTAAATGGTTACCCATATTATCCGTCCTAATCCACCAAATTATATCTTGTTCCGCGTCTGGTAAATAGATTTCACTATTAGGCGCCATTGGAAATTGCATGGCGGCATTATAACCATGAATAGGCGGCGCACTATAAACAGGAAGACGCTATTGCTGTGATGATTGCCACATCGAATTAGTATACGGTGAAAAATTCGCGCCTCCCATTTGATATTGCTACTATGGCTACTGTTGGCCCCATGCGCCCTGATTTAATAAAGTATTCACTTATTAATCCTCCAAACTATCAAGCATTTTTAGTATTTTCTATAACTCTGCCTTAAGCTCGGCTAAAGAAGAAGATGAAGATGAAGAAGAAGAATTCTGTGGCTTTAGAAACTTGTCCATCATATAGCCACTTTTATTGTCATACTAAATTGCACACCAGCCCTATTGTGATGCTTCTGCTTCTACTACTGCTCTTACTGGCACTTTGGCAACAATAAGAGCAGTAGAATCAGGAGACTGACGCATATTTACTGTATTACCGCTTGGGGCTGTTACTATCATTTTAGCCATCAATAAGTTTAAGTTCCTTCACTTGAGCTTCAATTGCGGCGTCCACTACTTCTTCATCAAAAGTTAATTTGAATTTTGCTAATAATTTTTTCGCGTAGTCTAATGCAAAAGCTTTCTTGTCCTTGCCCATCTTCGCGCCAAAAAGCTGCTCTGCTGCATAAACGGCTATATTTGCTACCTGTGTTAGTGTAGCAAGCTGTTCTGCATTGAGTTTCTAACGAAGAAAAGGAATTCCAAATGCAGAAAGAAGACCACCAATTAAAATTATTAGTCCTACAATAATATAAGTCACATCGGTCATTTTATAGACCCCCTTTTTCTTTTATTATATCATATTAAGTAATGGCTTGTCAAGTATTTAAATCTAAGAATTTAGTCATCATATATCCTTCTTTATCATGATATTTGACTTTTGTCCAATTACTTTCTTCAACTTCAACCCTCTCGCCTTTGTCAACACGAGTTAATATTGCCGCATTAGTAGAAGGGCCGGTCCGTAATGCAACTCGCGTAGCATTCACAATTGCGGTTCCAGTAATATCAGGAGCGGGCGCAGGCGCGCTAGAGCCGCCATAACTTACTCCTTTTAATTCGCCCCATTCGGCCCATTTCTCATGGGTAATTTTTGTAGAAATAACTCCAGTTTTAGTTCCTGAAGCTTCTATAACTGTATCATTGCCTATATACAAACCAACATGTGAACGGTCAGTTCCATTTTTAAGCACAAATACCGCAGTACCAGGCTTTAATTCTTGCCCATCTGTACGTTTACCATTACTTAGTTTGCCTTTAGCTACACAATATTTATTCCACATTGTATTGCTTCCATGATACATATATCCACCTAATTCTTTAAAGGCCCAGGCAAATAGTCCAGAGCAGTCTGTTACCCAATGCCCAATCCACTTACTGCCATACATTGCCGCCATGTAATTAGCATTCTTTTTAGCTTGGTCGTTACTTTTCCAATCATTGCCGTATGATTTTCTCATTGCCTCAACTTTTTCATTCTATGCCGATTCTGTCCATTTAGTATGAGTCGCTCCAAGAATATATCCCCACTTATTGTCTAATGCATACTGAAATTTTGCTATTAATTCATCCGTTCTAATCAGTGTCGCCATATTCTTCATTGCCTCCTTCCTCTGTATGGGAAGTTATTTTTCCAATTAAACTATTAATGCCGCCCTTATCTAGCCACTTAAATAAAAATTTATCGCTGTAAATATATTTCTCACCAAGTGAGTTAACCATATATGTAGATACATTTACTAACATAATTGTATCCATTCCAGCAATAGTAGAAACTAGTGCATCCGCCGCAGAAGGGACGAATGCACTAATTACTATAATGGAAAAGCGATATATAGCCCATACCCAGCAGATAAATTTACTAAGTCTTTTGCTATACTATAAAGCTGCGGCCGCTACTTTCCCTGCCATTTAATCACTTCCATCTATAATGGGGCTTTTCTTCCCCGAACATTTTCCATCTAAGGAAATCATCTAGAACTATACATGCTGCGGATAAAATAAGCCATATAACACAGAACGGCAAGCTGCATTGATGCCAAAAGAAAGCCATGCGCTAATAGTGCCAAATATTAAGTTTAAAAACAATGTTTAAAATAATACCCGCAACCGCCTCACTAAAGACGGCTACGCCCATACCAATAGTACATTGCTGCAAAAATGGCATGTTCCAATGAATTTTTTCATTAATATCTCCGATTAAGAATCCTACGATTCCACCCAATAAGAACATAGTCCAATGAGTGATTTGGCCTTTCCAAAGACATTCAAGCAGAAAATATACAGTTCCGAAGATTGTAAATAAAATCAAGTCTTTCAAAAGAATTTTAATTTTCATGTGTAATCACCTTCAATACTTCAGATTGATATTCTTCTGGGATTTGAACTCCATAAGTTATCGCGGCGATTTCTTCAATAGTGGTTAAAGAGTTGATATAATTTTTTAGGGCATTGTAATAAGTGGTATGGTATACTTTATGGGCAGTAGCGGCGGCAACTATTTTATTAATTTCATCTGCGGTATAGAATATACATATTTCTCCGTCAGCATGATATGGGATTAATTCTTGAGTTTGTGCCATTACACCTAAACTCATTAAGTTAAGTTGGTCTTGTGTATCCATTGAGAAATGTTTAGTTTCCATACGAAGTTCCACATCAACACCGGCTTCAATAGTACGACGGCATTGCAAGGACATTTCGGCGATTTTGGATTGGCGAATAAATTCTAAAGCTACGTCTGGATCTTCTTGAGGAATTGGATTAATTATAGGCTATTCTTCTTCATCATCTTCGATAACAATAGCTTCATGTTTATGTATTGCTTCTAAGAAAGTGGTGTATTCTTCTTCACTAATTTCGCTAATGGTAGCCTACTAGAATACTCTAGTATTATTAGGAATAGCTTTCATCCAATAATCTCTATATAATATTCCATTATATTCTACAAACTGCCCTAGAATTTCATCAGCCATAGTCAATTTTTTTCTATTCGTATTTTCTTTAAAAAAGTTAGTAGAATTAATTACACCGATAAAATTATTACCGATTATTATCTTATAATATTTCATAATGCCTCCTCTAAAAAGGAGGGAAGATTACCTTCCCTCCTTTTTATTAAATTGAAAATTCTGGACAAAGTAGTCTACCAATACCAGCAGCTGGGCTTCTGGTAGTTGGGGCATTAATAAGTGCACCATCATCTCCGATTTTTTCAAAGCCATAAGCAGCCATTGCCGGTATTATTTCAGAACTATAAGTACGTAGTTCCCAAATATCAGCTTTCTTCCAGCCGCCATTTGTAGTCGTTCTATCAACATAAATTCCTTCTTCAGTGATTTCATTATTAGTATAATACATATATCCTACTCCATTAGAAGTAATCCAAATATCTCCGGACTATACATTAAGGAATGCACCATTATAATTCCAAGTTCTACTAGAGGGATCTGCATCAATTCTAAATATTCTTGCAGTAGAAGAAATCATTTTTCCATTAAATCTTATCAACCAAGGATTAATAGAACTTGCTGTTGAATCAACAAGCGTGGTAGAAGTACTACCAATAACTAATGTACTATAATCACTAGCAACTAACCAAGGCCATTTATGTAATGCTTCACTCTTCTTATTATTATCCGTTGGCATCTCTGGAACAACTTCTATTTCTCCCGGTAAATAAATATAATCATATGTTGTGGATTTGGCGTCCATTTGAGTACTATCATTACATATGACAGAAGAAATTTCTGTTTGTTTTAAAATAGATTGATACTCAGTTGGTAAACCATTATAAAGACGAGTATTGCAGAAAGTACGAACATAAGAATTAATCCAACCACAAATATTAGCATTAGAAGCATAATTAAATCCTGTATTTGAAGGATAATATCTATCACCAAAGCCTTGAGCCGCGGAGAAGTTAAGACTAGTATCATTAATTAATCTACGTGAAGTTGGAGTATTACCAGTATTATTATCATAGCCACTTAAATAGAAATATTCTTTTTCATGTGTCCAACTAGCTAATCTCTGACAATTTAATTCACCTAAATCTTCGTTCCAGAATTTAGCCCAATAAATAACACCTGGAGCTACTGTACGATTATTATTACTTTCGATAGCAAGATTAGCAGAAGCATAATTATAATTACCGCCAAAAATTAATGGCGTATCTATTGTAGCATTATTGTTCCAAGTTAATTCTGTAATACCAATATTAGTACCATAATTAATTCCATAGTGGCCGCTATGATATACACGAAGTGTTTCTGGCGCGGAAACATTATGTTCCAATACTAGCATATTTCTAAAAGATTGACTATATTGCCTATCTTCGCTGCTGTTTGGATCAACAATAATATAATCTACTATTTCAGAATCAGTACCCCAGCTAATATATATTGGTTGGCTGGTATCAGTAGTTTGTGCACTTCTTCTTAATGACAGTTTAAATCCTTGAATATTTTCATTAGCTTCCTTATAACAAGACGCTAATACAAATTCATCAGCTTGACTATCTTTAAATGCTGTATCTATAATAATTTTATAGTCAATAGCTAAAGTCCAACTAGAATTTGTAGACAATGGTCTTATATTACTTAATCCACCATGAGTGCCATCATAAATCTTAGTTTCAGCGTCAATATCACCAGTAAATGTGAATTTATCTGCTGTTCCCATTAGATTTGTAGTTGTAACGCCTTCAGTGAAATCGAAATCATGGCCCATTGTAATAGCAATTGGATTTAGATCAGTAAGACTATCTTCTAATAAAATACCTTTAGCTTCAGAGCCTAATTGAGAAATTGCATATAAATCCGCTGCGGTCAATGATTCGAATTCAGCTGCTGTGTATGCACCATTTTCGCCAGAACCACGAGTAGCATTGTCTATATTACTAATTTGCCACTAAGCATATATATTCGTATTACCAGTTATCACGCCTATTGGGCGATTCCATCCTTTAAATACTTTATAAACATTCTTATTACCATCAAATTTTGTTTTTTCAAAATATCCAGTGACTCCAGAAGCAAATGTTTCTGGTGCGATGCTACTAATATCTTGTCCATATGGAATATCTGGTAATGAATAAATTACAGTATTATCAGTATCATACCATGTAGCAGTGTATGTCTATGTTATTACTGTAGGATATTGCGCTACAAAATCAGTTTTACCACTAACATAATCTGTCGCCTTTGGATTACTATCAGATCCATACTTTTTCCAGCCGCTATAACGTATATAATTATTGCTATTATTATAAGTACCAAATAAATACTAGAATTGTGCATCAGAAGGCTTTTCTGGCATTGAAATGTATTTATTTCCAGTTATTGGATTGGTATCATATACTGGGTCTATATAATGTTCATTCCCTGTACGGTGATCTGTATATAATAAACAAGCTTCTTTTTGTTCATCAGTTAAAGATGGAGTATAATTATAATTATAATAATTAATAGTATATTCTGTTATAGTATTAACCTCAACGGTACCGCTACCCGTAATTGTAGTATAAATGATTAAATCTGGATATAATGTTTTTAATTGATTTAATAATGAAGCACGTATTGCAGTAATATGCACTTTACCAGTAATTTCTGGATAGCGGGCAGTATTAGAATTAAGCGTACCATCACTATTAAGCCGTTTACCTTTAGCAAGAGTGCTTGTAATTGTATTAAGAAATAGAGTAGTGGTAGTTAATGCCGCTTCATTTTCTTCTTCTGTGGCATCTTTTGAATATAAATCAACATCTATACCGATTAATCTAATGCCGCCAGTTAAATTAGATATTGTTTTATTAATAATATCTACCACTGGTATGTTTGGCGTATTTTCAATATGTAATGTTCTGAGGTTTGCGTAATTTGCGCTATCTTCATGTATGAAACTATTAAACCTACTTTGATTCCGTATTGTAATATTATTCGTCTATGCACCAAATTCTACAGTTTCTAACACGCCGCCGTTTGGTAATTGTATTGTTTGTACTGCTGAACCAATAGCATATATTTTCTTAATTAAACGAATATTTGATAAATCTATACTGGATAGAGCAATACAATTTTCAATATTTACTTCTTCTAATAAAGAGCATTTATCAAGATTACTAAAGCCGTTTGTAGCGTTATTTATATAACCTTCTCTATGAGATCCTACAATTAAACGTTTAAGATTAATTCCTGCGCCAAGATCTAATTGATATGGACAGAATCGTGAAATATCACCAATATCAGTTAATGCAGAAGCACCACAGATAAACAAACCGTCATTACCTTGCACTGCGCTTGTAGCTTGTATATCGCAAGATTCATTTGGCTAAGCTTTTCCACCGTTTTGTAAATAGTGAGTTGGCTCTTTATTATCACCATACATAATACCGGGATAGAATACTTGATTTGGTACAACAGTAATTTTAGTTAATGTTAAATCGCCAGTACCACTATAGACTGGAGTTGTATGAGTCTCATCTTGTACAGTAGAAACGTCTCCTGTTTGATCTGAATATCCAGTAATTTCCCCGGCTACACCTACTGGCACACCAGTTCTAAATTTAATAGCATCATTCTTAAATTCATTTGCATCATATTTACTAGAAAGTAACTTAGAACGCATACTTAAGAACTATGTCTTTTGGGCCGCACGTGAACCACGTTGTAAGTATTTATATTCTGGTGTTTCTTTCTTTGGCTCGGCTAAAGCATAATTGATAAATCCTGTTGCCCAAGGCGCATCGAATTTAAGTAACATATCCTAATTACTTAAAGCTGGAGAAATAGAATTTAAATTATCTCTAATCTGAGCATTATAGAAATTAACATAGTTTAAGCCACCGGACATGTCATAAAGCTTTTTAGCATAGGCTCTTATTTCATCATTAAAAGTATCAGCAAACATTAACCATAGACGTGATTCATAACCATTGAATTGTGGTAATCCATTCCATTTATAATCCCATTCGGCATCATAACGAATACGGATATAACCTACATTTTCAACTCCAAAGCAGCTATCTAAGTCATATAATACTGGTGCCCATTCACAGAATGTATCTTTTGTCCAATCTATATATGTTGCATCTGTTGTACCGTCTTCTTTTACATAATTACTCCATAATGCTGATGGTTCATTATTACCATCTAGTATTAAATCACCAGTAGTATTATATATTTTTTCTGAACGGCAGTTGTCTGTTCTAAGGAACATATTTTTAACCCTGTTATCACACATTGCTGTATATTCACAGAATAGATAATATACTAATGCATGAGATAGATTAATGTGCTTTGTAAATTCATTTCTAAAGATAGACTTCTTTTGTTCACGTTTTGAAGCATCTGTTTCATCCCAATAATTCGCGCGCTTACTTACCCAAGTTAATAAAACCTAAAGGTGATTGTAATTTGGCTCGTGTCCGCCATCTTCTAGATCGCCCTAATCTGGATAAGTGCTTTCAAAAGCATCTTCTGCCTAAATATGTCCTTCTACTTTAGTAGACTTAGATGCTGTTAATTTATAATATGTAATAGTGGTAATTGTATCTGTAATATCTGTGCTATCTTCGCGCTAAGAAATAATAGTTTCTTTTGCATAAGACACTCCAGGAGTAGTAGCATTATAAACTTCTTCAGTTACTTCTTTATCACCACTTGGCGCGCGTTCGCCCACTGGTAATTCTTCTACTGTAGCCCCTTGAGGAATCTCAGTTTCTTCTATTGCCGCTTGTGCAGTAGATACAATATATTTTGTTACGCCTATTACTTTGTTTAAAGTATCTGTTTTAAAGTATCCTAAGTCATCTGAGTTATTAGTAAACTCAAACTTTTGAGAAGCCGTATCATTACCATCTTCTGGATCATCATCGCCTTCTCTTTCCAGACTATAAGTTTTATTATTGCTCTTATCATTATTCAAACAACCATCACTAATGAAAACAATTTTTCCATTTGCGCCCTATTGTTGGAATAAAAGACAACGTATGCCATTAACCGTATTCTGGTGTGTACTTCCCCACACTGCTCCTTTTAATGGTTCTGTTGGGAATAAACTGTCAGCGATATTAGCGTTATAAGTATTAGCATGATCAGTACTCATATAGTCAGCTTTCCAACATAATGTACTCTCTGTGCTACCTAAAGCTTCGCCTTTATCATTATAACCGTGAAGGCTATATTTAACTTTTTTAATTTCTCCAGTAGTATATTTAAGACTATAAGTTACCTATTCAGTTACTGTACCCTCTGGTAATTTTTCGTCTTTTTTAACTTCAACTAAATCATATCCATCATCGTTCTCATGAGGAACATGTTTATATGTAACTACTTCTGTCTTCGTACCTTCTGGTATTTCTGTACCTTCTTCAATTACCTAATCTCTAGTATATATCTTATTCCATTTAGCTAAATATATTTTTAAGTTATGTATTGGATATTTCTAAGAAGAAGTACCTTGCACATTATTACTAGAGCAATACGCGCCTCTATCGCCAAGATAAGAAGGAATTTGTATATTCTAATCAGTTGGAATAACATCTCTTAAATCAAATTCTACTGTATAACCTTCTGGCGTATTAACATTCGGTTTAGTTAAAATTAATCCAGATTCTGTTTTTCCTACTGTTTCTCCTGTCTTTTTATCTGTACGTTTAGCTGGGGATGGATAGCCTTTATATGGAGAAACTGTTGGGTTGGTAATTATACGCTCGCCACTAGTAGTAATTCCATATTTAGGTTCTGGACCAACTAATAGTAAACAATTATATTTTTTAATTGCCTTATTATAATCTATTAACTCATCATCATTAAGAACGTTATTTTCTTCATATCGAGTAAGTTTATCTAAGATAATTGGCGGCGCCATTTTATAATTACTTAGAACTTCTTTATGATTTAAACCGATATTATACATTTTTACTTGATAAAGTTTAATAACGCAATTACTATTACCAATTCTTAGTGTTGCATTGGTAGAGAAATTAGTAACTTGTTCACCAATCTTTGAATATGGACAAGCATTAGCAAATTCGCCATTAACATAAATATTAACAGATTGATGGTACTTTTTATCATAAGCTAATGTAGTTGCTTCTGGTTCAATAACAAATGTTAAATGAGTTCTTACGCCTGGAGTTAAGTATGCCGCAGGAATATCGCTTTCATTAACAATAAAGCCAGAATTATCTCCATCAATAAATGTAGCTGTCATACCACTACCAAGTAAATAACAAGATTGTGGAGTTACTTTAAATCCAACACCATCAAGCATACAATCAATAATAGTTGCATTTAGGTCTGCTGCCGCCACTACTTCGTATTCTAATTCAATAGTACGTCCAACAGTAGTAAGTCTTGGTACAGTTCTATCCGCACTAATATATGCAATTTTGTCATCACTTGTAGTAATTGTATTTTGGAAAATTGGGACATCTATAGTATGATAGGCATCACCACTAATTGTTAAGGCATTTTCTCCGTCTATATAACCATTTCCGGCCCAGTTAAAGTTTTTAAACTCTCCCTTCCAATTAATAGTAGTTTTACCGCCATCAGCAGTTTCTGCTTCAAATGGATATATATATAATTCTCTATCTTCATCGTTGTTTGTTCTACCATATGCGCTATAGGAATAAACTAAGTTATCTAAACCAGCATATCCATATTTATATTCACTTGGAATTACTAATGCCTTAATCTAAATTGTAATTGTTTCTGATGTTGAATAAACTACATCATTTACTATATGAGAAGCAGTAATACGTACATATGCTTTACCACTTGTTGGATAAAGTGATGGAGACCATTTTTCAATAGTATTATTTTTTACATTAGTTTTACTTGTACTGCTATATTCTTTTTCTTGTTCATTTTCTATAGCATATAATGTAAGTTCTACTCTATCAGTAGTTGTAATTGTACTTGAAGCTGAAGCTACTGTATAGTTGATAATTAATTCATCACCATATGTAATCATTTCATTTTCAGCTGCCAATGCAACTAATGGAGCTATACGAGTAGTATCTGTATTATAAATAAAGTAATAATTTAAAATATTAGAATTTTGTCCATTTACTTTAAAGTATACCTGTAATTTATGCATACCATTTTTTAAATCATCGGTTGGTATGGTTTGGGTTAGTCTATCATTATGAGAAGTGGTAACAATAGGGGTAACAACATCAGTACCGTCTACTTCAAAATGAACTTCTTTTGTTAAACCGCTACCAGTAAGAATATATGCAAAATTAAAATCAGTATTACGTATTGCTGCCTAATTAAAATTAATAGCTGCGATAGACATTTCTACTTTAGTAATATTATATATAATACTGCTTGTACGCTGAGTTTCATCTATCGTAGTTATTAAATATAAACGAACTTGCATTGGTGTGCCAACTGGTAAAATACTACTAATATCAGGAGTAGTAAAAGATGTATTATTTTGTATATTACTAATAGTAGTATAATTAACCCATGGATCATTATTACTTGCACGATACTAAACAATTACATTAATTTGAGAACTAAAGGATGTATCAATTTCGCTTCCAAAATAAATTTGCGGGCGTGCTTGTAAATTTACAACAGTAGTACTTAGATCAGGAACAACAAAGTTTAAACTTGCACTTTCATTAATAAAACGAATTGTCTATGTTGAGCCGCCACCACCGCCACCTTCAATGCTGATTGGATCCATATCATGTCCATCCGTATCAGTGAAAATAAGCTGTTGAGATTTTAAAGTCTTTCCATCGGTATCATAAATTGGTTTTACACGTGCCCAACGTAAAGCAACAAAATTTTTAAATAAATTATTTTCATGTGAAGAATCGCCAGTAGTATATCCTTCTAATCCGCCGCTCATGGCCTACACAGTTGCCTCATTTGTTCCAATTGCATCAGCTGTTGTAATATTAACTTGTTTAACATTAATATTCTCAACAAGTGATTTGGGTAGTATTGCAACGAATGAACCACCTTCATCTTCTGCTATATAACGATAGTGTGTATATCCAGTCTAATTACTTCCTACAAAATAATCAACATTTTTGTCTGGAATTTTTGCGTTTTCTCCTTCAAATACGCTTAATGAAGAAACAAATTCCCCAGAAGAACTTCCGGTTCCACTATTATTACTACTAATTAATGCCCATATATAAGTTATCGGGTCAGTATCTAAAGCAATATATTTCCAATAATAATACTTATCATCTTTTTTTAGTAAATAATCTACATCTGTAGACGGATCAGAAATACTAGTCGGAATACCATCACTATTATAAGTTACATTATCAATAACAACAGTCGCAGATTTAGGTTCATCTTCTAGATGCTTAATTCTTTGAGTAAGCCCGCTATTATCATCCCCAATCGCGGCTTTGTTTGCATCCGCGATTGCCTTTGTCGCAGCCAAACCAGTAGTTTTATGCCTAACTTCGCCTTCAAGGCTAGTTAAACGTTCAGTTAAACCTCCAACATCTTCGTCTGCTGCTGAATGAGAAATTTTTGCTTCAATATCTGTAAAGCGAGCGTTTAAAGTATCGGCAGGCTCGCCTTCTTCTACAGCGCGATGCGCTTCGCCAATTTCACCTTCAATAGCATCAATGCGCGTAGTAGCTCCTGTAATTGCGCTCGCCATATCTTGAACCTCTGCACCATTCTAAAGCATGCCAATTTCATTTGCCATAGTCACAAGGTTCGTTTCAATCTAATCAATACGTGTATGTGCGCCAGAAATATTATCAGCTACGTCAAACATTTTTAGCTCATCTGCAATAGTATCAATATCATTACGAATTTGAGTTGCATTAGATTCAATACTATCTAGTCTATTATCTAATGTACCATAAATAGGTTCTCCACTCTCTTCATCAGTACCTACTTGAGGACGAGCATCACTGATTTCAGTTTCAATCGCGGTTAATCTATTATCAAGAGCAGTATCCGCCTCTTCATAGGCTGTATTGGTACTATCAATTAAATCTTTTAATATCTTACCTTGCACTGCATCCAATACGCTATGCTTTGTTACATCCTACTCCGTTGTTTCATAGTTTAAGTCATTATAAATTTTTGTCTTATCTATTTTATTATTATCGGCATAATCTTCAGCAGTAGATTGCGCATTGGCAATTGCAGAAGCAACTGTATTTGTGGGACTATATGTACCACCAATTGTATCCTTTAACGTTTTACCCATATTGGCACTTAAAGGTTTATTAGTATCTGTGCGAGTTAGCTCATCTATAATATCGTCAATATTAACTTTATTATCCTATAATTGACCAATAGTAACCTCAATGTCATGAAAGCGTTTAGCTAAGGTATCTGGACTTGCATTTTCTGCTACCTCACGGTGTGCTGCCTTAACTTCTGCATCTAAAGCAATTAGCTAGGCCATGCGCACTGATAATGCCACTCTCTAATTTTTATCATCAACACCAGTTGAATCAAAAATAGTATTCATACTATTTTTTAATGTGTTAATAGCCTCGTCAATTTGGCTCATGTGCTACCGGAATTGCGTATTTGGAACACCTGTATCTGGATGTTTACCCAATGAGGCAGCAATTTCTTCATTAATTGAGCCAACGGTCGAACTTAGATTGGTAAGGGCAGTTGCTACTGTATTAGTACTAGTATAAATATCCTCTATTTTATTAGTATCAGTATTTCTGATCTGTCCTAAGGCTGCGCGTAAATTGGCAATTAGCTCTTCATCGGCGAGAAAACGTGCTACCAGACTGTCATAAGGAGTAGGATCTGC